CCACACTTAGTTTCGCGTCCCAGTGCCAGAGACGTGTTCTAGGAACCTCGGGTGCCGGTGTTCGGCTACGTGCATACGCCACGAACTGGCTGACAAACACGCATCACTATGCTTCACACCCGTTGTATTTATACCCCCCCCAACTAGGGGGCCATGCCCGGGTGTTGCCCGGGCAAAGAGCTTTGTGGTTGTTCAACCGACTATACCATCGGCCATGGTCGGAGGGTGGACTGAAACATCTCCCCCAATTTTCTATTGGAGGGCCAGGAGGATTCCAAACCCTGACCGCCAACTTATATCGCACGCGTATTCACTATGAAGGCGCGCGTGTGTAATCGTCCCCTACGATACGCAATAGGAACTTTCCACACCCGACCGCCTCAACGCCCAAACCCAACCTTTAGTCACTAAGACTGGGGACGTAAGGGCGCGGATCAACGCACATGCTTCTTTTTATCTGCGCACGCTGCCACAGCTATTCATGCGCTCCACAATGAAGCCCCGCGGTGGTCCCATGTCAGGACCGACCACCACTTGGAATGCCGTTGTTAAAGCGGACTCCCCCTCCGCTAAAATGCAAGAAGTGCAGCAACTCGCTGCAACCCCCTCAGGCCAGCCGCCTGATGACAAGATTGGCTTGCCCAATGCCAACACTCTGCACGCCCGCTGAGTACGTACCCTCAGCCTCAAAGTGCAACAGTGATTGGTCGTTCACAACTTGCACAATGAACTGAGTGGTATTCTCAATCACGTATGACGTAGCAGAAGGTCTGTTCGTCTGCGTGGAACCCGCAATGATACTCCCGTCAAAGTACCCAGCGATGTCCGCACGAGACATAGCACCAGCGCTGTTGCTCAATGACAACACACACGTCGCCTCATACCAGCCGCGCGACAAGGTGATATTTCCAAACGCATCTGGAAGAAACGCTTGATCACCATTGACAAGGGGCAATTCGGCCAACACAAATAGCCTGAAATTCACCCCAGAAGCGGCGGTGGTGGTGTCGGCAACTGTGTTAAACACATAGCCGGCACCAACCAGCAGCGGAGAAGCAGGGGAGGCATCCCGCGCCGGTACGAAGAACTCACAATCGTACGACACAAACAGCTTCCCAAACTTCGTGTTGTCTGCAGCAGCCTCATAGGCAGCCACAAGCAGTGTACCAACATCCGTGGTACGCCTGTCTTGGGTCGTCTCCGTGGATTGCCCGCGCACATACTTGCGTGGACCCAGCGGAAACATATCCAACTTGTCCATGGCCATGGAGAAAGGCGCCCAAGGCGTCCCAATCTCACGGTCCTGGAAAGCAGTCAACTCCTGCTCAGTGATGTCCGCGTTGGCATAATCTCCATCACGCGGATCATAGTCCGGCGCCAGGATAATATTACCCGGCGTCGCGGTCCCGGTACTATTAATATACCAGAACCGCAGTTGATGCATCGTGTACTGCTCATAAGCAGCCGCGATGGTGGACAAAAAGGGGAAGTAGGCAGCGATGCCGGGGTTGAGCGAATACTGCTTCAACCCTCCCGCAAACGTGGAAAATCCAACCACGCTGTCAACCATCTCAGTGTTGACAATACGGACACCGCGCCGATTTCCCCGCGTCCCCCGATGAACGAACTGAGGGGATCGCCACCCAATCACGGACGAATGAGTCGCCGGAATGGACATCGACTTGACCAGCGGAGCTACACGCGGCTTTGACCGCTTGCTCCGCTTCACTGAAGCCTTGTTTGACTTCTTCTTGCTTGCCTTTCGGCTGATGCGCACCTTTTTCTTGCGACCCATACCGCCAGATACAAAGTCCAGGGATGAACCGCTTCTTAGATGCGCTCATGTAGCTTACTGACGTATCAGTTTGCTTACAACCCGAGGGCGGGCGACTCACGCCCACCTAGCAACCCAGGCAACCGTTGCTTAAGCGATTTCACGCGTGGAATGAGAGACACCCAGAGGCCTCATCGAACACACGCGCGGGGTAGCCTAAAAGGCCGAGGACACATCAAGTGGCCTCAGCCTTCGGGACCCGCGCAACGCGGCAGCCCCATGCCCTTAGGCATGCCTCCCGTGACGGAGGACTTAGCACCCGTAATCCGCAGCTGCCAGCTTGAGCAGCAACGGGTGTTGCACCACCACCTGGGGGCGATCAACCTGGTCAAACATGTTTTCCAGGGACTGCACCTCTTCAGGCGTGGTGTCATAGCGATTGCAAATAAATTGCATCGCCTCGCCGGCGTCAATCACTGTCTTTGCGCCGGTCATAGAGGGCTTGTAGTCGAAATCTTCGACTGCCACATTGCGGAAATTTGTGGCACATGAGGCTTCATCCTGTGCCCCACGTACAGTAAGCCCTATCCGCTTGTAACAGCGGATGAACGCACCCAGAACTGGGTAATCATCTGGGATGCGTTCATAGCCTGCCGCCAATGCTGTACACATAAGGCGGCATGCCCGGTTGTAGTCCCCTCCATGTGCTTTCTTGGTAAAACACAAAAGGGGATCTCCCAGGACCTTACCCAGCTTCAGCACCTGACTAACCAAAGGTAGCCACTGCAAGCCCTGAGGCCCGGGAACAAAACAACCTTTCAAGAAGGTAACTTCGGTAATGGGCAACACCTTACACTTGACGGTGAAGCCACATTCGGCTGTAGCCTTCTCCACAGTTTCCTGCAATGTCTCATACATTGGCCGCATGTGCACTATGCGCACCTGCCCAAAGGCATTAGCGAACCAATTCCACCAAGAAGTAGGTGGAAGGCCACTCTTTTGCATAGCCTGCATGACATCCAGCATAACCTCAATGGGAGAAGTACTCTGCGTTCGGAGCTTTGAAGTCATGATGAACTTGAACACCTTGAGCCATTCGGCAGTCATGGAGGTGGACAAAACACGTGTTCCAGCCTCCAACAGGGCATCGCCTTGCGTGCTGTCGAACATGGAATAATCAGACTCAAAGAACTCATGCCCATCGGTGCCAAATGTGTCGTCACCACACATGGCTATCCACCAATGACCACAATCCACCATCTCACGGGCAAGTTGGCTAAGTTGTGCGGCAGAATAGCCGCTGCAATAAGTCAACCGCACAGTCTGGATATGACCCTCCAGATCAACGACTTCGAATGACGTATCATCAAAAATCGCGTGCATTAACTCATCCATGCCCCTTGATTCGGGCAACAAATCAGCGCATGCCTCACCAACGGGGCAGATGATGCGGGCCTTAAACCGCGCACCACCTTCACCGTCATCGGTAAGAGCGATGGTCTCGTTACGCTTCATCATGAGCTCACAATAAACACGGTCATAACCTTGTTCACGCTTGAGCGCATAATTGGCCAGCCGCTTTCCGCGCTGCCCGCCCATGAGCTTGACGCAGTCTTCCATGGAACGCGTCGCTGCTCTGTGCCCACTGAAGAGCTTGGTGAAAATAGCGGTGGCCTGGTCAAAAACCCCATCTTCTGCCTGATGCTTAGGCTTCTTCATGAGGCGTTTTTCCACGGCGTCCACCAAAGAAAGTGGACTAAAACCGGGAAGTACCAGATCGCTGTCGCAAAACACCAAGGGTCGCATGCAAGCCTTGCCAATGGGATCCGAACACTTTTCCAAAGTGTCTCCAGCATCCCGCACGGAATGGAAAACCTCCTCTCCAATCCGCATGGTCAAGGCCCCACGTATGTCTTCTTCAGGAAGCCATACAGCATGCCGCATGACAGTGCTTGGTATGGTCGCCGCCTCGGGTATGCGGTACCATTCAGGATGCACTTGGTCAAGCTTTTCACCAACGCGTTTGCGTACACACAGCTCCTCAAATCGCCTCTTACGGCGATTCCAAGGAAGGGCACGATTGATGGCGCGTACGCCACCAAAGACCCATTTGCGCATGAGCAGCAGCAGCAATAACAACATCGCCGCGCTGCCCAAAAACCAAGGGGTACAAGCAATACCAATACCCCAGGCACTCCCATAGAGCAAATACGTGACTCCGGCAGTGACATCTCTAGCCATGCCAAAAGCGGAACTGCGGCAGCATCGCCGGACACTCCAACCAGTGGCAGCAACAGCACTCACAGTGGTGCCCAATGCTGCCCCCTCAAGGGTGGTCGGATTTGTCGCGGCATATGCAATGTGCCCAATCCCCGCAGTCAACACCGACTTGTATTCCTTCTGGAGCACACTGTCGGTAATACCACCAAACTTGGTAGTGACTGTGGTGATAGCACGATCCACCCACGTCTCGTCTATGTTATCACCTGCCACTCGCGCGTGCGCCAACTTGCGATCTGCTGAAGCAAATTGCACGCGAGTGTCATGGTACTCTTCCACCACTTTCTCTTTGCGGTGGAATAAGCTATACTGGAGCGTGCCGGTAGCCAACCGCGCAAAATGCGACGGATAAGTATGCCAAATGGCACCGGTTACCGGATCAGTGCGCAAAGCGCTATTCACCTTCTCCCGTGTAGCTGCCTCCTTGAAGCCCCGCGCTGGCATATTACTAGCGAGGAACCTCTCGGCGGTCTTCAAATCCACCAACATGCGGGACTTCCCAGAACCGCATGACACATCTATCTCCACGAACCGGTCCTCAGGAATGGCACGTGGTGACATAGGACGATCATCCTTGGAACGGGTGCAGCGGAACATGTGATAGGGTCCACGTGCGCCCATGGAGTAGAGATCAATCCCAGCCCCACCGGCATAAGTGAACATCCAATCATTGTCCGGATGATCTGGGTAGGCATTGCCCACCTCAACATCACTGGTGAACCGGATCTTGCCGTCTACCCGAACGTAGCGGCCTTCGACCCAGGTCTCACCATCCGCACTGAAAACATCAGCGCCGCATGCACCAGCATCAGGGCCACAGAACTTACGGGTGCCCACATATAGCAACCCGGAATGCGTTCTGTCGAGGTATTGGAGCAAAGTGGCAGGACTGGAAGGCTCAGACCCGGGACCACCATAATAGGTGTCCCAAACAATACCGAAATCACACTTCCTTGAAGCGTCTCTTCCGGCAGGGTAACGAGCAGCCTCCCCAGCCACGGGCCAAACTTCGCAGTTGACCCACTCCACCTCTAAGTCCCCTTTCTTCACGGTGATCTTGGTGGTGCTCCCACCGCCATACATATCGGCGATGGTAAGCTTTCCAGTTTTCTCGAGATCAGGAAACTCAAACTCGCGCATTGAAAGTGCGTCCAAAACACAAGCCACTTCACCATGAGTGCGATTGAAAGCACTAGTGCCGTGGGGATTAACAGGTTTCTTAACCATCGTATAATCCAAGCCTTTCTCATCCGCATAGGCTTTGAGTTTGGCATCTTGCAAAGGAATGGGAACCTGGAATTTCTTCACGGCTCCACGCAACTTCGCGCGATTGGAATCACCAGAGGGTGCCTCTTCAGGCACAACCTCGGGTGATGAGGTGGCGCACCCAGCACCACTCTCAATGGGAGCTTCAGTCTCAGGGTGCCGAAACATGCAATTTGCGCGCTTGCAATCCTTCCCATCACGGCAATCCTTGGAACCGAGTTTTATCTCTTCCTTGTTGCCGCGACTGCCAGGTCCATCCACAGGGTGGCGGAACTTACAATTGGACTTGTTGCAATTTGAATACTTACATTCATGCGCGTCTTTGCACTGCTTGTCAGGACAATGTCGCCCCGCCTTGCACATCTTCACCTTGGACAAATCTCTGGGCGGAGGGATGGTTGGTCCTGCCGCAGCAGCACCGGCCTTCCCCTCAAAACCAGTCTTACCCTTAGGCACCTGCTGAACCTCAGCCTCCTTGGGCTGGGGGGGGGGCTTAGCCTCAGGCTTGCCCACTCCAGCACCATGATCAGGTTCCTCAATGGTGAAACCCTCCGACTTCTTCGGTGGCTTCTCCTTCTTCTTGGGAACTTGCTTGCTGCTGGAAGCGCCCTCATCGGGCCCCTTCTTCTTGGCATTCTCCTCCTTCTGGGTGGACTTGGGTTTCTCAGGCGCCTTGGCGTCCGGAGGCGTCGGGGCGTCCTTCTTGGACTCCTCGAACTTCACCTGCTTTGCGGCAGGCTTCTTACCTTCAGACTCCTTCGCGAGAAAGGATTTGTTGATGACAGCACAGAATGCGCGCGCCGCGTTGTCGGGCTTCATACCTCGATCCATACGCGACACAGCAACATCTACACACGCGTTATAGTCGTACCATGACATGCACGAGAACGGACTCATATTGTTCCGATCAAGTGCGCGATGAACAGCATCGCGGAAACAATTGTCCACTTGCTGCGGTCCACTAAAACCCGACGCATCATCAACCCCTTCCCAAAAGCGCCCAGCCTGATACGACTCGAACACCTCAATGAGATCATCCTTGACTTGCTCCATAGCTTAC